TTGCCCTGTGATTCCACGAGATTAAGGCGATCGAAAATATCATCCATACCAATGCTGTACCTATTTATACGATCGACGAGCGAATTTAGGTCAGCAGTATGAAACTTCTGAATGTTTACCATTGTACTTCTCCTTTGTAAGCGAGATTAGATTGTGTGGACCCCGAAGGCATCCATAATTATATAGTAGCACAAGACATAAAAAATAGGGTGTTGGAACCCCATCTTTTTATTTCGGGTATTACGTAATGAAAACTAACAAAAGTTTTTCGGGTTGAATACCAACTGATTTTTATGAGTATTATACCCTGAAAACTAACAAGAGTTTTGTAGTTTGAATACTAACTAAAAAATTTGAGGATGATTGAGTATTAAGGGATGAAAACCAACTAGAGTTTTACTTTCTGAATACTAACGAATTTCATCCTCAACAATCATTTTACGAGCAGTTCTCCAGAAGTCACGAAGGTGTCTATCAGACTCTTTCATTGCTTCTCGGATCTCACGAACATCATCAAGATTCTTGACTGCATTCTTAGACTCAAGACTCATGCTCTTTTTACAAGAAGAACCCGCTTTACGCTTATGATACTTATAGTTTGATGCAGTTACACCAGCGTGCATATGATATGGGGTTAGACCAAAATACACTTTCTTTGCATACTTCCAGTGCGGAGGTTTGTTAATATCAGATCTCAGTCTAGGTTCACCAGTATTAGGATCAAGAATTGTATTAATTACTCCATAGATGAATTTAAGTTTTGGACTAGTATATTTTTTAAGTCCATCTTTTAATCCAGAGTTGTTTTTATTCAATTCAATACCAGCCCACTCTCTCGTATCAGAATCAAGTTCACTAGCAAGTCTAAAAAGATATTTTTTGATCCATTCAACCACTGCATCAGAGTAATCAGTTTTGATTCCATATTGCTGATTTCTCGCACTATTTGAGTCTTCTGTCAAAGCATCTCTGTCAGCATAAATGTGAGAAACTTTTTTCTCAAAACTTTTGTATTCAACAGGATTAAAAACTTTTAGTGTATCATATGCCTCTGGAAACTCTTGTAGATAGAAAGCAATTGAAAAAGTATCAGTATCATCATTTTTATTTAAATATTTTGAATCTACTGCAATAGATGCAATCTTTCTTGCTTTAGGTGAAACTTTCTGAGGAAAGCAAAGAATTTCAATTCTTTTTAAATCTGCAAGGATTCTGAGATTTTTGAGTTGATCAATAGTCCAAGTTTGTGCAAGACTATCATCTTCTTGAGATCTAAGGTGAGCATCTTCGATAACAATATCATGCCCATCAAGTTCTGGAATTTTTAATTCAAGAAACTGATCTGTAGAGATAGTATAGTGATTTTTTGATTTTGGGACATAGACATAAACTTCTTTTTTGCCAATGTCGCAAGTGATAAATTTGTTCATAAAAAATTTCAAGTATTAATGGGTGAAAACTAACAAGAGTTTTAATCTCTGAATACCAATAAGTATTTCTTCGGTACGTATTATGCCTTGAATACTAACAAGAGTATTTCAAGGTGAATACTGATTGACCCGAAGACTTATATTATAACATAAAAAAGACCCCTGTCTAGGGGTCTGATATCATTCGGTTGCTTCTACTTTCTTCTTCTTACCGATATTATACTTGGTCTCAAGAACCCACTCGTTCTTTTCTTTGTATGCCAGAACCTTGATTTGGTTCAGTGGCGCGATGTCTGTAACCTTCTCTGGTTCGATTACAGTAACCAGACCCCAATCACAGAGCAGTTGAATAATTCTGTTGCGTCTTTGCACATCATTCACTGTCAAGTTAGCGTGCTTGCCATCCAGAGCAAACAGTTCCTTAAAGTGTACAATGTAGTATCGTCCTTGCTTATGCAGAATATGGCAGGACTGATAAATCTTTTTCTCTTTGCGAGATGCAACTCCAATACGAGTCAGAGTCTCACGAACCTTCAGAAAGTCGTCTGGTTCATTCAATGTAACTTCGATCATTTGGTCAGCAGACCACCGGACTTCAGGTTCACTAATCATCTTTTTCCTCCAGTCTCAAATTTAGATTTAATGAATGACAATTGTTGTTTGGTAAGAATGCTCAGAGCCTGTTTTGCTTTCTCGTTACTATATCCATAATAACGTTTGACATAATCTAAATCTCTGATTTCGTCCTTTCGGAGCCACGGAGAGAATCTTTTCCGTTTCCTCACACTATTTAGCATGAACGAATACTGAAGATTAGGATCTAGATGTGAATGTAGGTTCATCTCGTTAGCATAGAGAACCGTGTCCAGGTGCCCAGACATGCACCGATTGATAATATATGCTGGATACTTTGCATCAGGATCTTCCAGACGGAGATCCTTTTTAGTCATATTGATTGAGTTTAACCAGTCTTTTAATTCCAATGTCGAATCACTCCACTAATGATAAAAATATTGGTAACCATGTAAGACACAAAAATAAGGGTGCGTATGCAAGCAACAGTATCATCGTAACGTTTGGTTCTCTCATCTGAGAAACTCCCAAGTGCATACTTCCATATTCTCCACCACTTACGCATCTTTGAGTCTAACAATAATTTGATTGTTCTCGTAGTCTGCTACGAATTCAATTTCCTGCTCGGGTTCCCAAAGCAACTCTTCATAGAGCGCATTGAGTTTCGCCATGTCTTCCCAGAGTTGATTTGGATTTGTCATAATTAAATAGTAAAAGTTCTTTGCGTTGTTTTTGTTCTCTCATATATTCACCGACCGACCTCATGGTGTATGTGAGATCAAATTCACCTACTTCCCATCCTTGGAAACGATCTTTGACCAGTTGAGACGAATTGTAAGATATGAGTTGAGGACCAATAAACCGATCACAATCGGCAGCAAAATCATCGTGGTTGAATCCGTTATGCATACTCCCCTTCCTTCCATAAAGGTTGTCTCGAATGTCGTAGGGGGGATCAAGGTATGTGAAGACATCTTTGCTGTCAGTGAGGAGTTGTTCATAACTTAAGTTTGTAATTTTCCAATCTTTGATTAGTTCTGCATATCCTGGAAGTTTTTCGATGCCTCGCATTGAGAAGTTTGAGACTGATGCTTGTTTGGAGAACGAGGAAGATTCAGTGAGACCACTGAAACTACACTTATTAACGATATAAAAAGCAGCAGCTCTATCTTGGTTACTCGCTTCTCTGTCATTGATTACTTCCTTTGATTCTAAAAATAGATTCTTAGCAGTGACTGGATCAGGATGCTGAGACTTGGCAGTTTGTAGAGAGTCACAAAGTTCCTGTCCTTGATCCTGCAGCACCCTCCAAAAATTATATAGAGGTTCGTACAGGTCATTCACCCAGACATCTAGGTGAGGATATTTCTTGGTGATATGAATGGCGACACTGCCACCACCGAGGAATGGTTCTCGGTATTCATTGTAATCCCGTAGATCAGGGAAGTACATATCCATCTTGGTGCAAGCACGAGACTTTCCACCAGGATAACGAAGAGGTGTCTTATAGGACTTCATTTCAGAATAATCTTTTTATCAGGTGTGGTGATACCACCGAACATTTCACAATACTTGTTTTTGACCGTGGGGTCAAGTGTTGCGACATAAACAAGAAACTGTTTTGACATTGTAATCTCTGGTTCTTGACGATCAACCACAGTTGCCCAAGGAGCAAATCCTACATTCTGAGCATTAGGGAGAACGACAAGTCCATTTCTTACAGTGATAGAATCATCAGTTTCTTCTACAATCTCTGCGACCACTTCTTCGCCAGTGGAAATACGTAATAGTTTTACATTCATTGTTCTTCACTCCATACAGTAAATTCATAGTCCTCAATAACTTCGTTAGCGAGGAATCGTTTGCAAAGTTTTTCCATTTCTTCGTTGGCATACTCTTCGTTGTCAGCGTCGAAATCGATCTCGATTAGTTTACCCAATCGCAATTTGTTAAATGTCATATCTGACAGTTTACCACATGCTGCACGAACAGCATTGCCTGCAGAGTCGTCAACTGCTGCTCTCAACCTGACGTATACTTTTGATTTGAATTTCATCGATCAATCTAGCAACTTGTTTTTTATCAGTGCCGCAGGGAGCATTGTTTAAGCAAATGAGAATACATTCCTCATCGCTTATCGGATCTCTCTGCCACCATCCATTCTCGTCAATCATTTGTATTCACACTCCACCATGATTTCAGTCATCGCCGCCAGAAGATTAATCTCTTGGTCGGCAACGAAGGCAGACTGATACTGATACTTAGCAACAATGAGGACAGCAGCAGCAATGCTAGGACCGTCCAGAACTTCGTAAAGAGCATCATAAACACGACGCAGTAGTACATTAGGATCATTGTCCAGATTACTGACGATCCACTTACGTACTTCAGTAAAGTTCTTTTCCTTAAGGTTCTTAATGAGATCATTTACTGCGATATCCCCAAACGACGCAAGGATTCCCGAATCAATCTTTCCAGCCACGGAGTATCGCTGACACTCGTTGAGGACTCGTCTCCAGTCGGGGAAGTGCTTGCTGATGAGCTCAACAAGTACTTTTGGTTCGTATTGTACTCCTTCTCCTTCGAGTATTTCTCGAAGTCGAGCGAAGAAACCGTTGGCAATTGTTGCTCGTTCTTTTCCTTTAATTCCGAACTCAACCACTGTGCAACGGGAATGAAGTGGTTCGAGGATTTTGTTTTTGTAGTTGCAGGTGAAGATGAATCTGCAGTTTTTAGCAAACTCCTCAATAAACGCCCGTAAGCAGAGTTGTACATCATTGGACGTGTTATCTGCTTCATCAATGATGATGACTTTGTGTTTTGCAGTTGCTTGAAGCGATACGGTCGAAGCGAAGTTCTTCGCATTGTTTCGGACAGTATCCAGGAATCGTCCCTCATCGGACCCATTGATGACATAGTAATCTACTCCCAGTTCATTACATAATGCTTTTGCTACTGTAGTTTTACCAATGCCAGGAGGTCCCGCCAGTAGCATATTTGGAATTTCACCTTTATTTAGAAAGTCCTGAAACATCTTCTTGGTTGCTTCAGGAAGGATGCATTCCTCAATGGTTTTTGGTCGATATTTCTCAACCCAAATAAAATCACTCATTTCAATGGTCTAATAAAAATTTCACTTACAAGGTCTGTTGCACCCATTGCTTCATACATGTAGGTGGCACCAGATCTTGGATTTGTATGTTCCCCACACGTAAAAACATCACAGACTGCCATTCCGTTCTCTGGCCAAGTATGAATACTAATGTGACTCTCAGCAAGGAGAGCGACAGCAGTTACACCTTGAGGTTGGAACTTGTGGGACTGAATGCCTAAGAGAGTGCTCTCTGACAGTGTAGCAGCATTAGCAAGGACATTGCGAATGTGTGCTTCATCATCTAACAGTCCGTATGGACACCCCTTCAGGGTAAAAAGAATATGTCTCATCCAAATGTAGAATCAGGTTCCAGAGCAATATAATACTTCAAATCATGAGTAGAGTTTGTAAATTTAGACAATAGTTTAGATGACACAACAACATCATAGGCACCAGGAATAATCTTGATGTTCTCAACCTTGAAGTTAAAAGTAAACTCCTTATCAGTTTCACCAACTACAATGGCAAATTCATTAGAAGTATCATTCTTCTTGTCACGAACAACAAGTTTGATCACTCCAGCATCACCAACTGCACAAAGATCAGGAAGTTGATATACTGCTGCTGCTTTCAACAATTTTTCGAGTGTAATACTATCAAGTTGAAAACAAACATCTTGTGATGGAAGTTGAATTGCTTTCTCCGGAGGAGAAATAATTACATTAGGATCCGCATAGAAATATTTTACACGACGCTTGCCCTCACGAATAGTGACGTAAGAATCTGGAGAAAAATCCATTTCAGGATCCTGGTGAAGACTCAGACCATTCAAAAACTGGTTAAGATCATAAATGGCAAAGTCACGAGGAAAATCTTCTTTGATTTCTGCCTCGGCAAGAATGTTCTTAGCAACAGAGATAGTACGGAGTTGATTGCCCTGCTTTACAAGAATTGATTGATTAATAGAGGAAAAATTCTTGAGAATGTTCAGGGTTTTTTCAGACAGTTTCATTGTTTTTTGACGAAGTTTCATTGGGGGTAAGTTTCACGTTTTGCATTCTTATCGTTAAAATGCATCAGAAGCACAGCATAGTGCAAGATCTTCATAATGTCACGCCGAGCAGTGCCTTTCTTATCATATCTAGAGGCATACTTGAGGATATTACTGCGACAGAAGGATTCACCATCACCACATGCTTCAATCAGATCAAGTGTCTGGATTTTATCATCACCAGCTGAATAGTGAGCATTATATGTTCCAGAAATATAATCCTGCAGTTCCTTGAGGATCTCATCCTCACTATATTTGTACCGATTAGGATCTTGATTCATATCTAAGTTAATTTCGTATTTTTCATAAGTAGGACGCCAAAAATCTTCCCAGTCTTTATCATCTGCTGGGGTAATCATAGGTTCTTCCATTTCATCATAAAGTAAACTCCATGCATTAACCATTATATCAGGCAACCTCCTGTTCGTCAACGGGAAGTTGGAAGTCTGCATCTACCTTATCATACAGTTCCATGAAAGATTGTTTGGTTTCATCATCAAAACGATTGATGCAACTTTGAATTGCTTTTGCTTTATCACCAAAAATGCTGTAGGCACGAATAATATGAGTCAGACGACGAGTGCTGATAATCTCATCAATACCCCCATCATAGAAAGTTTTACGAATGATATCTGCCCAATCAACTAGACGAGAAATAAAGTTGTCATCATCAATACCAAGACTATTAGAAATCTTAGAAAGAATCTTTGCCTCACTTGAAGGAGCAGGATAAGATTGCTCAAATGTTACTGGGAATCGCTCAAGGAAGGCTTCGTTGAGCACGTTAGTTCCAATGAATCTTCCATCATCTGAACCTTTACCTTTAGTGTTTGCGGTTGCGATGACGTTGAAACCTGCACTGGGGCGGATAAACTTCCCAATTTTTTTAAGGAAGACTCCATTTCCTTCAAGGATGCTCTGGAGACAGAGAATTTTATTAGAGGCAAGGTCGATCTCGTCAAGGAGCAAGATAGCTCCTCGTTCGAGTGCTTC